ATAAAACGGATGAAGCTGGAGGGCGGCGAAAGGTGGGAAAGACATCTGGAGCACCTTCGAACAGTAGGCGCAAAAAATCATAGACCAGTCGGAGTACCAGATGGCTGGGGTCGCCAACTCGATAAACTTGCTGAAGTTCGTGAACAATTACGAGTTAAAGCAGAACAGAAAGTACAGCAAATGATTGAACAAGGTTTACTACCGTCTGACGACGATATTGCCAAGCGCGCTGTCACAGTTTTGCTTGAGATCGCTGAAGGACCTGATGCTGCCACCACTAAAGCTGGTGCAGCAAAAGCTCTTTTGGAGTTCACCAAGCAGAAGCCCGTGAACAAGCATGAAGTAAAGGCGGTCGCTGAAGAGTGGCTGGCAAGTCTAGATGACAACAGCGAAAGCACAGAAGATCAGGAAGCAATTGAGGGATGACTTTGGATTTTATTCCAAAAACGTTCTCAAAATTAGAACAAAAGACGGCGACGTAACTGCCCTTGAACTTAATGAAGCACAACAAAGTCTTTTAGAAAAAGTTGAAGAGCAGTTTAAAAATGAAGGCAAAGTTCGCGTCATTATTCTAAAAGCCCGCCAAATGGGCTTGTCTACAATGGTCGGTGGTTGGCTATATTGGTGGTTGTCACAACGCAAAGCACAACGTGGCTTAGTTGTGACCCACCACGCCGACAGCACCAGAGCTTTGTTCGATATGACAAGGCGCTATCACGAAAACTGCCCAGATCCTATTAAGCCACACACAAAATACTCTTCAAGACGAGAGCTAAACTTTGACATCTTAGACAGCTCTTACGTTGTTGCGACGGCTGGTGGTGAGTCAGTTGCACGAGGTGAAACAGTCACTGTTGCGCACTTATCAGAACTTGCTTTCTGGTCGCATTCAACTGCCGAAGAAAATTTTAACGCTATTATGCAGGCTGTGCCTAACAAGCCAAACACAGCAGTCTTTATCGAATCAACTGCCAATGGTGTCTCAGGCAAATTCTATGATTTGTGGAAAGGCGCTTGTGAAGGCACCAACGGTTTTATACCAGTCTTTTTGCCTTGGTATATTCAAGAAGAATACCAAGAGCCGTGGGTCTATGGATCTGATTATACGCCTGAAGAAGAAGAGCTTATTAAAAAATACCAGTTAACAAATGAGCAGCTAGCATTTAGACGCAAAAAAGTAGCACAAAACGGTATTGATTTGTTTAGGCAAGAATATCCGTCTGATGCTGACGAAGCCTTTTTAACGTCAGGGCGACCTATATTTAATCCAGACCAAATATTAGAGTTTCTGGAAAAAGCCAATGAGCCAGTAGCTCGCATGGCTTTAGAAGACGAAACATGGGTAAAACATCCTAGAGGTGAATTAACTCTTTATAAAGATGTCGATCCAGGTGAGATGTACACAATAGGTGCTGACGTTGCCATGGGTATACGCGGCGGTGACTATTCCGTTGCCCAAGTGCTAGACAGCAAAAAGCGACATGTCGCAACATTCAGAGGTCATGTGCATCCTGATTATTTTGCAGATGTTCTTTTGCGTTTGGGTGAGTTTTTTAACGACGCATATATTATTTGTGAAAGCAACTCCCACGGTCTTTTAACGTGCACACGTTTGTACAAAGATTACGGTTATTCTAACTTTCACACTGAAATTGTTGTCGACAAAATAAGCGACAAAGAAACCATTAAATTAGGTTTTTCCACAACTTCAAAAAGCAAACCACTAGTGATCAACGAGCTTAGAGCTTCGCTTCGCATGGATGAACTTGAAATCCACGACAAAGTGACTTTGCGCGAAATGCTTACTTATATCGAGACAGAAACTGGAGGCATGGAAGCTGAAGCAGGCTGCCATGACGACTGCGTGATGTCGCTTGCGTTTGCAAACTATGGGCACCAGCAAGGCTGGGAGCCTGTCCAAATTTATGATGATTATTACAGCGAGGCAATCTAATGGCTGAGACATTTACAGCACTGAGTGAAGATGAGCTGCTCAGTCTCGTTAGAGACGAGATCAAAGGCTCCATCGGATATTCCGACGGCGATCTTAGCCATGAACGGCAACAGATGCTGCGTTACTATCACGCAGAACTGCCTGAGCGCCAATCAAACGGCAACAGCAGCTACGTTTCACAAGATGTGTACGATGGCGTTGAGGGTTTAAAAGCGCTTCTATTAGAAACCTTTTCTGCCGGAACCGACGTCGTTCAGTTTTCTGCTCAAGGTCCAGAAGATGTCGAAATGGCTCGTGTCTGCACAACATACACGAACTACATCATTCATCGGCAAAACGATGGTTTCTCTATCTACAGAGATATTATTCACGATGGGCTTATGGCACGCAATGGTATTGCGAAAGTCTACTGGGACAACAACATTGAACTAGTCGAAGAAGAATTTGAAGACTTAACTTCAGATGAACTTGATGGCCTTATGGCTGACCCGAATGTTGACGGTTTGCAGTCGCTTAACGACGAAGATGGCTTGCTGTCTGGTGTAATTCGTAAAAGCACAAACAAATCTAAAGTGTGCATTGAAATTGTGCCACCAGAAGAATTTATTATTAACCCAATGTCTAAAAGCGTCACAGACGGTTTTGTTGCGCACAGACGCACAATGCGTAAAGCCGACTTGATTGCTATGGGCTTTGATCCTGACATTATTGAAACTATTGCAAGCGACGAAGACCCGCTGGGTGAAAACTACTCTGAGCGTTATTATCGTCATGAGCAGGTAGGTCCACAAAAACTGTCGCCAGACGAACACAACCGCCAAGAGCAAATGAAGCAAGTGGTCGTTTATGAGTCTTATGTCGAAGCAGACATGGAAGGTGACGGTGAAGCTCGTTTATATAAAGTTGTGTCAGCTGGAACTACTCTTCTTGATTTAGAAGAAGTAGATCGCAGACCATTTATTGTATTTACGCCTATACCTGTTCCGCATTCATTTCACGGCGAAAACTTTGCTTACAAGTTAATGCCTACTCAGAATGCTCGCACAGCTCTAATGCGTTCAATTTTAGACCACGCATCTGTAACTACAAACCCAAGGTACCTTGTGCAAAAAGGTGCATTGTCAAATCCGCGCGAGCTTTTAGATAATCGTCTTGGTGGTATTGTTAATGTGACTCGCCCAGATGGTGTGCAGCCACTTCTTCAAAACCAGCTAAACCCCTTTATTTTCCAAACAATAATGCAGCTCGAAGAAGATTCCGAAAATACATCGGGTATTTCTAAGCTGTCGCAGGGTTTAAATAAAGACGCTGTTAGCAAACAAAACTCTGCTGCAATGGTTGAAAATCTTGTGAGCTTGTCACAGCAACGCTCCAAAATCATTGCTCGCAATTTTGCCAATGGGTTTTTAAAGCCACTCTTCTTGGAAGTGTACCGTCTAGCAATTGAAAACGAAAGCTACCAAAAGGTAGTCGATGTTGCAGGCAATTATGTCCAAATAGATCCTAAGGATTGGGCAGAACGAAAAGACGTAGAAGTATCGTTCAAGCTAGGCTACGGCGAAACTGAGCGCGAAGCACAAAAGTTTCAACAGCTTCATGCAATGCTTTCACAAGATCCAGGCATACAGCCGTTTTACACGGCACAAAACAAATATGCCATGGTTCGGCAAGCAATGCTCAATGCCGGAATTAAGGATGTCGACACATACCTTACTTCGCCAGACAAAGTCGAGCCACCACAGCCAGATCCAGCAGCTGAAATGCAGATGCAAATGCAGATGAAGCAAATGGAACTCGAAGAGCGCAAAGTGGCGCTGCAAGAGCAAGAGCTACAACTTAAAGCACAAATTGAACAAGCACGCATTGAACTTGATAAAGCGAAAGCCGAAGCAAGTGTTGCTGCGTCTTACAGCGCTGAAGAACGCAAAGACTTCGATTCAGAAGTACGCGCAGACATTGGTTACAAAGAGCTTGAGCTCGCTAAATCAACGCCTGCAACGGATCGTACCGCAATCATCAGTCCTAATTCATAGGTGCGTTGCAGCCAGGCGTTGCTGGAAATTTTAATTAGGTCAAGGAGAGACTATGGAAGACCAACAACTAATTGAGCAGGGTACTCACGCAGAGGTGCTGCTCGGAAATGACGCGTTTACTAAAACCGTCAACGGCTTACTCGATCAATATGTAAGCCTTTTTTTCTCTACTGATCCGCTACAAAACGATGAGCGCGAAGTCGCTTATCATTCTGCGCGGGCAATGCAAGAAATCGTTAACACATTGAACCAAAAGGTGATGATGAAAAATCAGATCCTTTCGGTGAAGGAGTAATATATGTCCGAGACTACTGAAAATAGCGTCTCCGAGAACCCTGAAGGTCCATCAGTGGACACCGCAATCAATGCTTTTATGAAACGTTGGGAAGACTCTCCAGAACCGGAGACATCGGAACACGAAGATGAAAGCGAAACAGACTCTGAAGAAGAAGTAAGCGAAAGCTCAGAGGATGTTGAAGACTATGAAGTTGTCGAAAGTGAAGAAATAGACCTCGATGACGTCGATCTAAATGACGATTATGATGATGAAGAATATGAAGTTGAATTAGCAGCTGATGATCTTGTCACCAAAGTCAAAGTTGGAGAAGACGAATACGAAGTATCTGTTAAAGACTTGAAACGATTATACGGTCAAGAAAAGTCGCTTACTAAAAAATCTCAACAAGTAGCAGAACTACGCAAAACTCTAGATCAAGAGGTACAGAAGAACGCAGTTGTATTGAAATCGTTGTTGGAAAAAGCTGAGGAAAAGCTGAAGCCATACGCAGAGATTGATATGCTACTAGCATCTCGTCAAATGGAGCCTGAAGACTTTGCGCAACTTCGCAAAGAAGCACAAGCAGCATATGACGACTACCAATTTCTTAATCAAGAGTCAGATAAGTATTTGGAGATGATCCAAGCAACTCGCCAGCAGGAACTGAAACAGCGAGCAGCGGAAGCGATCAACACTTTACAAAAAGAAATCCCTGAATGGTCAGAGGAACTTTACAACAAGATCAGAAAATATGGTGTTAGCCAAGGCATTAGCCAGCAAGACATCGATCAACTTGTAGATCCTGCCGCCATCAAACTGGTGTTGAAAGCTATGAAGTACGATCAAGGCAAACAAGTTGCCGTCAAAAAGCGTACTAAAGCACCTAAACGAGTACTTAAACCTGGTGCAACCAAACCACAAAGCCAAGCCACGCGAACCAAGCAGCAAGCAATGACTGCTCTTGCAAAGTCTGGCACAACTGACGCGGCACGGGATGCATTTTTAGCGCGATGGTCTGCTAGTGACTAATCTTTAGCCCTATAAGAGGAATCAATGGCTACATATACCACGTACAATCAGATCGGAATCAAAGAAGATATTTCCGACATCATCTCAAATATTTCACCTACAACTACACCTTTCCTGTCATCAATTGGCAAAGAGTCTGTTAAAAACACTCTGTACCAATGGCAAGAAGACTCGCTTTCTGCAACCGCAGAAAATGCTGAGGTCGAAGGCTTTACTGCTGCAGATCTGACTCTGACTCCAACAGTCATGCGGTCTAACTACACACAGATCCAGTCAAAGACCATCAAAATCTCAGCAACTGCCGATGCAATTGATGCATACGGGCGGGCACAAGAAACTGCTTACCAGCTCTCAAAGAAAGCTGCAGAATTTAAGCGTGACATTGAATTTAACCTCGTTGGCGATCGTACCACAAATGGCAACGACGCAGCTGCTGGTTCATCATCAACAGCTCGTTTGACTGCTAACGTACACGGTCAGGACGCAGGTTCTGTCGATGTCATTAACTCAGCTGTCATCGAAGATGCAGGTACTTCTGGTACACCAGCGGCGCTTTCTGAGCAGGACATCTTGAACCTCGGCCAAAAGCTGTATGACGAAGGTGCAGAAGCATCAGTATTGATGATCAAACCAGCCGACTCAACAGTCATCGCTGGATTCACACGTTCTGCAGTAGGCTCAGGCAACGCACGCCAGGAGCACTTTGTAAACGGTGGTCGCACGCTGATGAATGTCGTTGACGTCTACATTTCGCCCTATGGTGAGCAGCGTGTCGTAATGAACCGTTTCATGAAGACATCAGTAGCTCTCATGTATGATCCAGCAAACTGGAAGATCTGCGAACTACGCCCAATGACTCGTGAGCTTCTCGCGAAGACAGGTGATGCAGACATGCACATGATGGTGACCGAGTATGGTCTGAAGCACACCAACTACAAGGCTTCAGGCTTGATCCGCTATCTGAGCTAGTCAAGTTTGTGCGGGTGTCCTCCGGTTGTGCTCTCCTTACGGAGGGCACTCGCACTCATTTCCAAGGAGATATAATGAATAAAACATTGATCGACGCTGATATGGCAGTCGCCCAAGACGCTGATGGTCTTTACAGAACCAGAAGCCAAGAAATTTCATCAGAGTTTCTACAAGAACTACAAGATCAAAAGACAGCTGGCGGATACACACAAAGTGGCGAGATGTTAAAGATGGCATCTATCCCAGTTGTTATTGTTGAGCAGATGCTCAAAGAGGGTGTCGACGTTTACAAAGCGCCAATCAAAGACATTGTTAAGTGGCTTAAAACGCACGACATGGACCATTTTATAACGACTTCTAAGAGGATCTAACATGGCA